AGATGATACAGCATACAATACATATCAACCATGGAGAAACCTTAGAAGATAATGGCAGGCATTACACAAACTATCCCAAGCTTTATTCAAGGGATTTCAGAACAAGCAGATCACTTAAAATTTCAAGGTCAAGTGAGGGATGTGGTAAATGCTATCCCTGATGTAACCTTTGGTTTATATAAAAGACCGGGCAGTAAGCGTATAGGCACAGCCCCTTTAACTAACGTACAAAGCGGAGGTTCTTGGTTTCATTATTTTCGTGATGAAACAGAAGGATCTTATGTAGGTCAAGTCGCAGCTGATGGTCAAGTCAGAGTCTGGCGTTGCAGTGATGGACAACAGATGACTACAGCTTATGGTACTGGTGGACAAACCGCAATACAAAATTATCTCGCAACAAGTGAACCAGAAAATTTACAATTCCTTACTATCAACGACACTACCTTTGTTAGCAGTCGTGATAGTTCTAACGCTAATACTTTAGTAGGTACAACAGGAACTACAGATGATAGACCAGAAGCTCACTGTGCTATGATCGAACTTCTGCGTACAGAAAATGGAAGGCAGTATGGCATAAACTTATATGATAGCACCTCTACAGGTAACTTAACTACAGTCAAAAGAGCTACTAAAGTTAAGATTACAGGCAATAACTATGATGAGGGAGATGGCTCAGGTCATTGTCCCGGAATAGGTACAGAGGTATATGCTGTTACAGCTGCTGGAAGTTATGGTGCTACAAGTAATGTAGTGCATGTAAAAAACAGTAGTGGTACAACACTAACTACAGGTAAAAGTAACTTAACATTTCGTATAACTGCTCTAGGTCAGCAAGGTGTTAGCCCTAACTATAGTGCTAGCTCTAACGGACCGGGTGGTAATAACTACAGATGTAGCTACAACTTAGAGGTTGTATTACTACATGGTGGAGAAGGTTGGGATGTTGGTGACGTTATACGTGTAGAACCAGAACATGCTACTGAAGCTAGTGCCTCTGATGGACAGGCATACATAGAAGTCACTGTTACAGAAATAGAAACTACTACTGTTAAAGCTACACTTACTAACAACGGTGACGGTCTTATACGTCCAGCTCCTACACCTTTTGATGCTGACACAGCGGTAACAGCTGATACTATTTTAGCTGGTATAACTGCATTATTACCATCTGGTATAACTGCTAAAGTTATAGGACCCGGCATATATTTATCTAGTGCCAACCCTTTCAGTGTAGAAATAGCAGAAGAAGACTTGATGCGAGTCTTCCAAAAGACTATTAACGAGGTTACTTTACTACCTAACCAATGCAGACATGGATATATAGTACAAGTTAAGAACGCTAGAATGTCTGACGAAGATGATTACTACCTACGATTTGATGGAGAAAACCAACTTGACGGTACAGGATCATGGACAGAGTGTGCAAAACCGGGTATAGCTAAGACTTTGACTAATATGCCATTGGTCATACAGCGTACAGCTGCAACTACATTTACTGTAAAACAATTTACATATGAAGATAGGCGAGTAGGTGATGATAATACTAACCCTATGCCAACATTTGTAGGTAAACGTATTAATAAAGTACTATTTCACCGTAATAGATTAGCTATATTAGCCGGAGAAAATGTTGTAACATCAAGACCGGGTACGTTAGGAACTCCTGATTTCTTTATAGAATCAGCCCTTACTGTATCAGCTAGTGACCCTATTGACATATCTGCTGCATCTATGTTCCCATCTGATATATTTGATGGTATAGAAATCAATGCTGGACTACTTGTGTTTAGCACAAACCAACAGTTTTTGCTTGCATCAGATGATACTGTATTAAATCCAGACACAGCTAAGTTAAGAAGTGTATCTACATATAATTATAATAAAGATATGCCTCCTATATCATTAGGTACTACTATAGCTTACCTAGATAACTCCGGTAAATTTAGCCGTATGAATCAAATGGCTAATACAGCAAGAGAAGGAGAACCATCTATATTAGAAATCAGTAAGTTAGTACCTACGTTATTACCTAAAGATTTAGATTTACTCACTAATTCTAGAGAAAACTCTTTGATATTAATAGGTAAAACTAACACAGCTGAGGTATATGGTTATAAATATCTGCAAGTAGGAGATAGAACACAGCAACAAGCATGGTTTAAATGGAAACTAAACAACCCACTTCTTTATCATTTTATTATTAATGATGAGTATTTTTATTTAGATACAGATAACTTCTTACAAAGTATAAAACTTATACAGTCTGATGATGACCCTAGTTTTACACAAGATGACATAGGTTATCAAATACACCTAGATAATCATACTACAATCAGTGGTGGTGTATATAACGCAACTACACAAAAGACTACATTTAGTAATGTTACTTGGTTGCCTAGTGTTACAACACCTAATTATTCTCTAGCACTTATTGATATAAATACAAGTGCACCAAGAATAGGTAGATACGCATTGCCTACATTAACTAGCACAAATAGCTTTACAGTTCCCGGAGACTGGTCTGGTGTAACTCTTACAATAGGTTATTTATATGAATATCTTGTAGAGTTTCCTAGAATTTATCCGAAAAAACAAGAGGGAGAAAGATCACGTGCTGATATAAACTCATCTCTAATAGTACATCGAATCAAATTACATTTTGGTAAGATAGGTCTTTATGAAACAACATTAACACGTGTAGGAAAATCTGACTATACAGAAGTTTATGAATCATCATTACTAGATGAGTATGAAGCGTCAGATGCTCCATATTTAGAAGAGTATATAAAAACTATACCTGTTTACGAAAGAAATACAAACGTAGATATTACACTTAAATCTAGTCACCCAGCTCCAGCTACTTTAATAGGGATGTCGTGGGAGGCAGATTATTCACCATTATTTTACAAACGTGTCTAAATACATTCACCCAATTACAGCAAAGGCTGCCATGGAGGTAGCCTCAAACTTACGTCCAGACGACCTCAGAGAGGTGGTAGAAGGTCACGGGTTAGATCCTATGATCTTTCTACCTTTGGTCGCTCAGGAAGGCTCTGCTGTGTATTTCACAGTACCAGACGGCAAGACTGCCGGACTAGCAGGAGTCGGGGATGGCGGTGCGATATGGATGTTATGCACTCCAGAAATACATCGTTATCCAATTACATTTGCAAGAGAAGCGAAGCGGTTTGTCGATAGCCGTGAAGAACCTCTATTGTGGAACATAGTAGACTGTCGAAATACAGTACACCTAAAACTGTTAAAGTTTTTAGGTTTTAAGTTCTTACGTAAAGTCAAGAACGGACCGTACAATTTAGATTTTATAGAATTTTGCCGTGTGCGTAGATGCTAATGCAGCCGCTAGAAATGCTGCGAGACAACGATGGATGGAGAAAGATGCTAAGTATCGTTCCGAGTCCTTAAAATATTTTAACAGAGAAGCTCAAGCTGTTAGAAAAAAAGGAGAAAACACTAGAGGTTATAGTATTGAAATCTCTAATGATTTAGAAAGAGCAAGGTATGTGCAAGGTCAAGCCTTGAAAGCATACGAAAAAGGCTTTATTTCATATCAAACTAATAAAGCTACAGCTAAAGCTAAAGAAGCTGGTAGATCTAGAACAGCTGGTAGAGCAAGTATGTTAGCCTTAATAAGAAGTCAAGGTACATTAGAAGGTTCTGTACGTAACGAGTATGGTATTAACATGCAAAGACGTTATCGAGCCAGACTTGCTAAACTGCAAAACCAACAAGCTAAAGCGAGAAATACTTTAGGAGTTAGACCAGAATACGGAGCACCTGTACTGATGCCACCGAGTGATAGATTATCTGGTGCATTACAAATTGCTTCACAAGTAGCGAGCATTGTCTCGGGTTTTAAGGAGCTGGGCGCAGCCGATAAAACGCCAAAGAACCCCTTTGACCCTTCAAATATGGATAACTCACTAAGCGGTTTATATACAGCAGATTTAAGTGGTTTTACTTCCTCGTTAAATATCGCACCATATGACTTTGATTTTAGTAATGCCTTTACAACTGATTTTAGTAAGTCTTTTATTAACACTTCATCAGGATTAATTCCTAGTTTATACGATTAGATTATGACACAACAAGCACAAGAATCTTATTATGAATCGCTTGGTAGACAGACTCAATATCCATTTCAAGGCAAAGGCATTGCGTATATGGAGGTTGAGCCTGATCTTACTGAGTCGGTAAATAAGAACATAGACGCAGAAATTGCAGATACCGCCCAGTTTTTTTCAGACAACGCTGCTAGATTCAGAGAAACTAGAAAAGCAGCTAGTGGTCGTTGGAAAGACGTAGCTAATTTAACTAGAGATGGTAGGACTATCATAGAAAATTGGCAGAACTTTTCTGATGAACTTACAAATTTACAAAAACTTAAACAGTTAAATAAAAATAAAGCATGGAAAACTAAGTTTGACGCTGAGGGTATAGACTTAGAAGAACAGACAGGAAGAAACTTAAAAGACTTAAATGAAGAATTAGGTAGATTCGATGCGTCTATCAACGAAAAAGGTTATTATGATACGTTCGATGAGAATAATAAACCTATACGATTATATAGTAACAACTATAAAGAGTATGCTTTATTTATTTCTAGTCTTCAAACTAACAATGGAAGAGGTACAGCAAATGAAGCTGAAAGACATTATGACGAGTGGATTCGTGTTGCTAAAAAATCGTTAGTACACGCAGAAACTGGATTGTTCTGGAAGGATTTAGACTATGCACAAAGACAGCAATGGAAACTAAGTGCTGATGCTCTGTATATCCAGATGTGGCGAGAGAAAGATCCTAACCTAAGTGACAGATTAATTATTAAAAAGTTACTTCCAAAGTTTGAAAACTATGACACATCTCTATTCAGTGGTCAGTCAAGTATAGAAAAAGATGGAACTGATTATGTCATAGGTCAAAACAGCATGATGCAGGGTTGGAGTATTATTCGTAATCAGAGTAACTCAATAACTCGAAATAACTCATACTCTACTAAAGATAATATTGTAACTGATGAATTTTTTGGCGAAGGTGGTTGGTATCAAACACGAATTTCATTTCACTTAGGCAGATTTAATGGTGATAAAAAAGCTGCTAGAGAGGCTGCTAATAAAGACTTAACAAAGCTTTTAAATGATGGTATCAGTAGTGGTATGATAAACGAACAGCATCTAGACGATGTATTTACTGAGTGGAACTATGAAAAGTCTGATGGAAGTGGTTTAACTTCTTTTATGGACATGAACAATGATAGTAAGAAAATACTTCAAAATGCAATCAATGCGCTAGAAGCTAAAAAAGCTGGTGATGATAAAGTTCGTGCACAGACTCTGCTAAACAAACATGTAAAAGATTTAGAACGTGGAAAATACATGACTCAAGACGATCTTAATTTTTTTGCTGCTTATCCAGACTTATTTAGACAAGCAGAAAATGTTTACAACTTAGGTCTAAAAGGTGGTATAAACAACCCAGTATATGCACAATCTAACTTCTCATTAAACGAAGCCTTTAAGACAAGAGCAGGCGAGAAAAAGTATTTTCCTAATATCCCTGATTTGGGTAAAGATAAAACAAGTACTTTGAGAGATGCAATTATTGCTAATAATTATTCATTTTTAAAAGCACGTGGTACTAGATACTTTTTAGAGCAAATAGAAGATCTTGAACAAACTATGTCAGATGAACAGAAGATAAATGAACTAGCTTTGGACAGAACTCTAAAAGCTTTAGAAAAAGGTACGTTTGATGATGCTATCAATAATGCAATAGGAGACGTAAAGCAAGAAGACCCTAAAGAAGTTTACAATAGAAGTAGAGCTTTGATTGACAAAGATTATAAGGGTTGGTTAAAAAATACAGATTATCATTTTGGTGAAGAGATATATGCTTTCCAAGGTGAGGATTTTCTTTTATATGGTGGACCCGCCCCGGCTTTGTATAGAGAGTTAGAAAAACTTTTTCCTAACTTGAATATAAAAAATGTTATATATGAAAGACTTGTAGCTGTAGGAAAGATAGATCCAAATGATGAAAGGTTTGCTGCATATGGTTTATATGCGCCTCGTAAAACAAACATACTAGAATCTAGATTATTAACTTACTATCCAGATAAATCACCAGCATTAAGATACGCTATAGTCAACAGTGAAAATTGGAAAGAAGCTTTCAAAGATATTGAGAATCCAAACGCTCTAAAACATTTTGATGGCACTGGTGCATTTAAAGTTGATGGAGAGTTTAGTGAAACGATTGACTTACGAGAAATGCCTATTGTTGCTGCCGGAGACGATCAAGCTATTTTTAAATTAGCTCTGGACAACCCAGATGCTGAGTTTGGTAAATATAGAATAAAAGGTAGACAATTAACTACTTTACTTCAGTATATGGCTAAAAATGATCTACTTAAAGATGGACAACAATTCAACGAAAACTTTGAGAAAGCATTAATATTTAAGGCACTTAAGTTTGACGCTAACGATAGGCTTAAATGGAGTGGCGATACAAGCTATTTAGGTATGTTTGAGTTAAGTGAAGAAGATCAAGCACTGTTTGATAAGTTAACAGGAACAGGCGGAGAGAATATACCAGAAAAATTTAACAACTTACAATACCTAATAAAAGTATTAGTAAACGAAGAACTAAACACTAAATTATAATGGAAGACGACATTCAATACGATCCTACAGGACTGCCTTCCGTAAATGAGATCGCTGACCAATTTGCTGAAGAGCAAGAAAAACAAGACGCCCTTAACAATAGTGTACAACAAGCTAACCTACAAAGAGAACAATATACAGCTGAACGAGAAGATCCTCGCAACAAAGATTCATGGGGTCTAGCCGCAGTCGGTAAAGAGATCGGAAGTGCAATCAGTGGTGGCGTAGTGGATACTGTCTCCTCTGGTACAACTTTTGCAGAAAGAACGATTGACGCTTTTTCTGGTGCAAGACAGAGAGAAATTGAAGAACAGGGTTATTACCGACCTGATTGGGACCCATTCTATAATTATGATGATCCTATTGTAACTAAGACTTGGTGGGGGCAGCTACTAAGAGGAACAGTTCACTTTGGTACAATGGCTTTAGGAACTGTTTTAGCTGCTAAAGGACTAGCTGCGTCAGGTATACCAGTATTAGCAACTGCTGGTGCAGGCTTAATGGGTATGGGAAATATTACCAGAGCTATGGCTATTGGTGGTATTTCTGACCTTATCTCTAAAGAGTCTGATGGACATAATGCTTTAGGTAGTTTACGTGACCACTATGGTTGGATAGATACACCTCTAAGTACACGAGATACTGACCATCCTGTTATGATGAAATTTAAAAACATTGTAGAAGGTATGGGTATAGGGCTTGCATTTGATGGTGTAGGTATGCTACTAGGTAAGGGTAGTAAATCAGTAAGACGTCAAATTATAAGACGTAATGGAAGCATTGAAGATCAGACAACTACTCAAGCGTTAGCACAGCTACGTAGAGGAGAGACTGAGTTTCGTGCTGAAAAGAATAAAGTAATAGCTCAAAGGCATCAAGGTGCTCACACATCTACTGTCGAACCCGGGCAAGCTAGAGAACAATTAAAGAAAACTAGAACTGACTGGGGATCTGAAGACGGATCTACAGGCGGTGTAACTACTGCTGTCGAAAGAGAGCGTATTGCTAGGTATGGTGGTACTACAGATGAGATTGTTGAGACTACTTTGAAAGGTCTAATGAGCGATGAGAAGTTTAAAGTCGAACTAGAGTCTGTAAAGGGTGATAGAAAAGCTTTAGCTAATGTCTGGCGTGACGCTGTTACTGAGTTTCATAAGATAACAGATGGTAGAGAACCATTTGATATGACACCAGAAGAGTATCTAAGTGACTTATTTGAAAAACAAAAAGCTACTTTACCTCTAGGTGATAATGTATTTGAAACATGGTCTGCTGAAACAGTCGTTACAGCTGACTTAGTTGTAGGTGACTTACTTAAAAAACTACGTGATACAGGTATAGCAGGCAGAGAACTGATGAATTATGTATCACTAGACGATATAGATGGACCAGCAAAGCAGATAGTAGATACTATGCTTACAGCTTTATATCAAACAAAGAAATCTAGATTTGTAGCTTCTGATTATTTTAGATCATTTGGAGCTGGTAAGACTAGACAGCAACTAGATGATGCAGTAAACCAAGCAGTTCAGTCTGACATGGCAGATGTTAAAGAATCTATCATGTCTATTCTTAAAATAGCTAAAGATGATCCAGATGACAACCTACTAAATGCGTTGTTTGAAGCGTTTTCTATGATGAAAAACGTAAATAATCTAGATGACTTTGACAACTGGGCTCGAAAAGTACTAAGAGGTGGACGATTTGATGAGTCACAACCTGATCGTACTGGTGCAATGATAAGAAGCTTACAGGAAATGGTAAGTCATAGTGTACTAAGTGGACCTAAAACTCCATTGCGAGCACTTCTAGGTACAGGTACTGCAACATTCTTAAGACCATTGTCTACCTTTATGGGTGCTCTTATACGTTATCCGTTTGAAGGTGACAGTGCTACAATACGTTCCAGCTTATCCTCTATGAATGGTATGATGGAAGCTATACCAGAAGCGTTTGATTTATTTTTTACTAAGTTAAATGGCTATTGGAGTGGTGAATTATCAACTGTTAGAACTAGATATACAGAATTTAGTAAGGGTGATTATAACTGGGAATTGATACGTAGATGGGCAGAAGATAGCGGTAGAGCTGATAAAACAGATCGTGCTATATTTGCTTTTACTAACATGGTTAGGGGTATTAATAACAATAATTTGTTTTCATACTCTACTAAAATCATGGCAGCAACTGACGATGCTTTTACATTCTTACTTGGCAGAGCTAAGATGAGAGAAAAAGCTATGCGTCAGGTTTTAGACATGCAGGGTAGTGGTATTGATTTACCACAAATTACTCCCACTTTAATGCGAGCATATCAAGACGATTTCTACGGTCAGATATTTGATGCAGCTGGTAACATAAAAGATGAAGCTACTAACTTTGCACGTAAAGAAGTTACACTTACACAGGACTTAACAGGTTTTGCTAAGGGACTTAATGATGTATTAACAGCTAACCCATACGTTAGACCTTTCTTCTTATTTGCTAGAACTGGTGTAAATGGACTTGCACTTACAGGTAAGCATACACCCGGGTTTAACTTCTTAGTCAAAGAGTTTAACGATATAGCATTTGCATCAGCAGATAATTTAGGATCTCTTAAAAAATACGGTATTAATACTATAGAAGAGTTACAGAACGCTAAAGCTTTACAAACAGGTAGACTTGCTATGGGTTCTGCTATAACCTTTATGGCTGCTCAGATGTGGATGTCTGGTAAACTAGCTGGTAATGGACCATCTGACAGACAGAAAAGACAAGGTTGGATAGACGCTGGGTATATACCTAGAACTATACAGCTAGGTGAAGTACGTCTAGGCTATGACTCTATAGAACCTTTTAACCTTATATTATCTACAATCGCTGACGTAGGTGATGCCAGTATGTTAATGGGTGAAGAGTGGACAGAAAGAGAGCTACAAAAGATATCATTAGTTATAGCACAGTCTATATCTAGTAAGTCTTATATGGCTGGTATTCAACAGCTAGTTGATTTAGCAGCTGGACGCCCCGGTCAGGTAGAACGTATTGCTGCTAGTATAACTAACAACACTATACCTTTAGCTGGTTTACGTAACGAAATGGGTAAACTGATTACACCATATATGCGTGAAATTAACTCAGGTGTATTCCAGTCATATCGTAACCGTAACCTTTTTGCTGAGTATCTTCCCGGACGTGATCTACCAATAAAGTATGATATGCTAAATGGTAGACCTATTAAAGAGTATGACTTTATGACTCGAGCATTTAATGCTATTAGTCCAGTATCTCTAAATTTAGATAGCTCAGATGGTAGAACATTCTTATTTAATAGTGGATATGATTTACGCATGTCTACATATTATGCACCCGACGGTACTAATTTAACTGACGATCCTGATATTAGATCATTATTCCAACAAGCTATAGGTGAACAAAATCTAGAATATGAACTTGACAAATTATCAAGAGATAAAGATATAATAGCATCTATGCAACTGATGATAGCTGATATTAAAGCTGGAAGACGTGGTGAATTTGACGCTAGAGATTACTACCATAACCAAGTAATTGATAGACTATTTAAAAACGCTCGTAAAATAGCTTGGAAAAAAATTAGTGTTAACCCAAATATAGCTGCTTTAATTGCAGAACAAGAAGAGAAAAAACAAAGACAGTTAGATAAACAATTCTCTTCGTACAATTTACAAAACATGTATAAGTAATGGCAACAACTTTCGTAGATTATACAGGAGACGGAAACGCTACGAAGTCGTTTTCCTTTCCTTCAATAAAACAAGCGGATATTAAAGTAGAAGTTGATAACGTTTTAAAAACGTCAGGCAATCACTATAATATAACAAGCTATACAACAACCGGTGGTGGTAACGTAGTATTTACTGCCGGTAATATACCAGCTAACCCTGCAAAAATACGTATTCGCAGAGATACAGATGTAGACAATCCTATAGCAACTTACGTAGCAGGCTCATCAGTTAAGGCAGGCGATCTTAACAATAATCAAAAACAGATTCTATATGCTGCACAAGAAGAGCAAAACGTAGTTAACGCTACATCTTCTGTTGCTGGCTTGATGTCACATACTGACAAAGCCAAGCTTGACGGTATAGAAACTGGAGCAACAGCTGACCAAACAGCATCAGAAATTAGAACCCTTGTAGAAAGTGCCAGCGATAGTAATGTATTTACTGATGCTGACCATACTAAGCTTAATGGCATAGAGAGTGGTGCAACAGCAGATCA